AAGCCTGGAGTCCCGGCGAGTGGCTCCCCGTGGACAACCCGCAGACGGACGTGCGCGAGTTCCAGTGGGGCGGCAACGACATGTGGGGGGCGAACCAGGAATCGACGCTCTACCAGATGTTTGAGCGCCTGACCGGGCTCACGGACCTGGCGCTTGGCCGGCAACCCTCGCGCGTAGGCGCGACCCGCACCGCCACGGGCGTGGCGTCGCTCCTGAGCGAGTCGGGCCTGCGCTTCAAGACCGCGATGGCCGCGTTCCAACGGTTCTGGCGGGACGTGTTCTCCGACATCCTGGCGCTGGACCAGCAGTACCTGCCGCGCGGCGTCGAGTTCCGCGTGACGGGGCGCCTGCCCGAGATGATCCGGTTGGCGAGCCGCGCCGACATCGCGGGGCGCTTCGACCTGCGGCTGGCGACCACCACCGAGAGCCTGAACCGGAGCGTGCTGCGGGAGGACGCCACGATCAAGCTCCAGATGGCCATGAACCCGCTCGCGCTCCAGCTCGGTCTCGTTGGCCCGAAGGGCCTCCGCCGGCTCATGCGTCAGTTCTTCCTCGCCTACGGGGAAACCGATCCCGATCTGGTCCTCGAACTCGCCCGGCCTGACACGATCCTGCGCACGCCTCAACAGGAGATGCAGGTGTGGGTCAGCGGCGGCGACGTCGAGCCGTCGATGGCCGAGGATCTCATGGGCCACTACCAGCAGCATCAGATGGACCTGCAAGACCCGCTGGTGCGCGAGACGCTGGGCCCGGCCGGTATCCAGAAGGTCGAGCGCCACCTGGCCAAGACCACGCAGCTCCTCCAGATGCAGGCCGTGATCCAGTCGATGCAGTCGCGCGGCCCGAAGGGGGAAGGCGGGGGCGCCCCACCGGCCGGCGAGCAGGCGAAGAACGCCCAGATCGGCCGGCAGGCGGGGATGCTGGGGCCGCAGGAACCGGCCGGGTTCGGCGGCGGCACGCAGGGCATGGCCCCTGGCGGCCCGAATATGATGGGCCGTTGAGATGCCCGCCGCCGATCGTTTCCAGCGCCAGCACGACGCCGAGCAGATGCGGGCGCTGCTCGCCAGCGAGCCGTGGGCGTGCTTCCAGCGCCATCTGACGGCCGAGATCGAGGACGCGCTCCTGCGGGTACTCGACACGCAGCTCCCCGGTGTGGAGGCTGCGCGCGGGCTCTACCGAGGCCTGCGCCGGGCCGAGCAATTGCCCCATCGGGTGATCGCGCAAGGGAAGGAGCCGAACTGATGCCGCTCTCCGGTGGAGGCCGGTACCGCATGAAGCGCCTGAAGGGCGGCGGGTTCGAGCGCCTGCATTTCGCCAAGGGGGGAGATGTGGACGAGGTGAAAAACATGAAGACAGGAGCGACCCACACCATGAAGATCACGTCGAAGCTTCCCGCGGGCGTGTCGCTGTCCCCGAAGGGCGATCTGTGCGCCGCGCGGATGAAGGAGATCGAGGCGGTGTTCCCGCGCGGGATGAAGGGCACGCACGCCCCGAAGATGCCCGGGGAGTGCTTCCCGACGAAGGGCATGCAGCTCCCGAAGTAACCCCACGGCTGGCCGCGTAACGGCCACAAGGAGATGGACAGATGGTCGATGACCAGGACGTGATCCCGGGCTCGTCCCCCGGCTCGGAGGGGGTCCCAGCTCCCGACGCAACCGCTGCGCCCGGCGTCACGGGTGTCGCATCGGAGCCCACGGAACGGCCCATCGAGAACCTCAAGGCCGAAATGGACCGGAAGCTGACCAAGGTCGAGCGCCAGCAGCAGGAGATCCTCGCGGCGCTCGCGGCCCTGACCAGCCGGCCCGCCGTCGAGGCGGCGCCCGCGCCCGAGTACACCGACCAGCAACTGCTGGAGCTGGCGAACGCCGGCAATGCCGCCGCGCACCAGGAGTACACGCGGCGCATCGTCGCGCAGCAGGTCGGCCAGCAGATGCAGGTCAGCCAGCAGCAGCAGATGGTCGCGGGGCAGTTGCAGTCGCTCTACGGCCGCTATCCGCAGTTGACCGACCCGTCGCACGCGCTCACCCAGGCGGCCATGCAGGCGAAGCTGGCGCTCATCCGGGCGGGCTATCCCGCGCAGTCGGCGGCGACGGATCTTGAAGCCATCAAGCTGGCCATCGTGGATCATCCCGACCTGGCCCAGCCGCGAGCGCCCGGCACTCCCGGAGGCGCAGGGCGCACGCCACAGCAGGGCATCGACGGGGCGACGCCACGGCGGCCCGTATCACCCACCGCGCCCGCACGGGCGCTCTCGCAGAAGGAGCGAGACATCGCGGCCCGCATGGGGGTGAAGGACCCGGAGCATTCGCGCGAGCGATTCGAGAAGCGCCAGCAGGACGGGCGCTCTTCGCTATCGCCGCTGGTCCATCAGATTGTGAGGGAGGAGCCCACATGAGCACGCCGCGATTCGGTCGCGCCCAGACCAGTGCCGCCGAGGAACTCACCGAGGCCCCCACCGCCGAGGTGCTGGGGTCCATCGACCTGACCACCCTCGTTCCGCCAACCGACGACCGTCCCCCCTGGGAAGTGGACGACCGCTTCGGCAAACACGACACGGATGCCCGTCGCTATGTGACGGTGCCCGACGAGTGGGAACTGCGCTGGCTCAATCCACGCCTGATCGACCAGATCGGGATGCGGTACTGGCAGGTCATCTCGGCGGCCGACCCGCGGGTCACGCTGAAGGTGCCCACGCTCAGGAGCCCGGAGAACTACATTCGGCGGGGCGGGCCCGGCAGCGACATCCTGTGTTACATGCTGAAGTCGTGGGTGGCGAGCCGCGCCCGCTGGAAAGCCGAGCAGAACGCGAGGACATCAAGACAAGCCGTGGATCGCGCACAGGCCACGGCCGAGGCGATCAATCGCGGGGAGTTCGGCTCGAAAGTCGGCGGGGCCTCCGTCACACACCCGACCCACACCATCGCGGACGGGCGCACGATGCGGGACTGACCAAGGAGCCACGCCCATGGCGTACAATCGTCCGGCGACGGATACACCGCAGGGGTTCCATCCCTACGGCAATCCGCTTCGCGCCCGGAGGTACCGCACCGATGGCGCCGCCGCCGCCATCTATCCCAACGATCTCGTCGGGCAGATGGCCGATGGCTGCGTCGAGACCATCACCAGCGTGACCGCCAGCATGATCCTGGGCGCCGCGGCCGAGTACGTGGCCGCGGGCGGCACTGGGGGCGTCCTCGTCTATGACGATCCCGAGCAGGAGTTCATCGTCCAGGATGACAGCGACACGACCGGCATGACCGCCCTCTCAGAAGGCCTGGTCATCGCGCCGATTCTCACCACCGGGAACACCACCACGCTCCGGTCGCGGCAGGAGATCGACTCCAGCTCGGCCGCCGCGGCCCCCACCGCAGCGGTGGGGCATTCGCTCAGGGTCATCCGGCTCGCGGAACTCGAAAGCGAGAGCTATGCGACGACCACCGCCCAACAGCGGAAGTGGATCGTCAAGGTGCTGCCGTACTGGCATCAGCTCGCCACCACGAGCGGAATCTAGGGAGGGCCCTGAGCCATGGCGACCTATCGAACCACGCTTCCGGATCTGTACCTCTCGCGGCTCGCGTACCTCGAAGACGTGCTCATGGACGAGATCCAGATCGAGGACGGCGTCGTCCCCTCGGTCTTCAAGATCCGCGACATGGGCAACCGCCCGATGGTGCGCACCACCAGCGTCGCGTCGTTCGGCACCGTGCCGATCAAGGCAGAAGGCGCGAACGTCACCTACGAAGACCTGGCCCCGGGCTACGATGTCACCTACCAGGCGGACACCTACGAGCTGGCGTTCAAGGCCTCCAAGGAGGCCCTGGACGACGAGCAGGAGGAGACGGTGTCGGACGCGGCGCGCGCCCTCGGCGCCTCGCTCACGTACTCGTACAACCTGGACCACGCCAACGTGTACATCAATGGGTTCTCGTCCACGACGGGGAGCCCGGATGGCTCGGCGTTGTTCGTCACCGACCACACGCTGGAAGGCGGGGGCACCGCGGCCAATCGGGCGGCCACAGATGCCGATCTCGGTGTGGCCGGGCTGCGCGACGCCCTGAACGTCATCGGCGACACCGTGGATGCCGCCGGCAAACTGATCCACTGGCGCCCGCGGATCTTGCTGGTGCCCACCGAACTGTCCTGGCTCGCCAAGGAGCTCGTGCAGTCCACCGACCGGCCGGACACCGCCAATCGGGCCATCAACGCCTTCAAAGATGACAACCTCCGCGTCATCGCGTGGCCGTACCTCACGGACCCCGATGCGTGGTTCCTCCTCGCGGAGCCCGGCAAGCACAACATCCGCAGCTACTGGCGGGAACGGCCGAATGTCATGCATGACTTCGACTTCGAGAGCACGGCCATGAAGGCCAAGATCCGGGCGCGCTGGAAGCGCGGCTGGTCGGATTATCGGGGAGGATTCGGCTCCGCAGGAAGCTGATCGCGCAGCGCACCCTTCACACTCCCTATCCCCGGGTTTGACCGGGTCAACGGGGGGCGCGAGTTTC